GATTATTCTTGATATCACTCCCTACTCGATTCACCATGTGATGAATCAGTACAGTGATAGTTATACCTGGATCCTAATAATTAGGTCCCTTTTTGGAATAACCAAACTGTATCTTACCTTCTCAACCTTTGGTCGATGTCTTCGGACTAGGCAAGCTACTTGTTAATAGCCTGTAGCCCTGGAAGATCAAAGAGCCGGTATTGCGACACAAAACATTTATAATTAATAGAATAAATGGGAAACCGTAGCCACTGCCGAGAGATTGCCAAATTATATATTTAAACTATGAAATCAATAAAATTTATTATTAACTTCAAGTCTAAGTATATACTTAAGAATACAGTATTACCAATGAACAAGCTTAGCTTGTCCATACTTACTAAATTTTTACCTAAGATTTTAATCTTAAGTTTTGATAAAGTAAGTGGTATCCAGGGAAGACTTATTATCGCGAACAATTTTATTCAGTTTATTTTTAAAATGAATAAAAATCACGGTTCGACTTTTACCATTAAATGGTTAAAAGCTTGTACTGTGAGTTTGCAAAAGTGGCTTGGGGATGATAAAGTGGGATCTCTTAGAGATCTTGAACCTAATCTTCCTCTTCCTAGAGTCATTAATGGTTGTCCTGCTATTATAAATAGACAGGATCGGTCATTAATGAGATCTGGAAATATATCAATCATTAGATTTTGACATAGTTTGTTTTCCATTTACAGGGTACTAAGTATCCCTGGTAAACTTAAACTTGAAACGATAACAGCACCTTTCAATGGTGATCTAGTTCAACTAGACATCATGAAAGATCAAGGGTTTAAAACCCCTTGACCTGCTTTTATTGCTAAAGTTTCGACTATGCAGAATTTAGCTCCAACAACTTTTCATTTTTCAGGAAAAGCTAGTCCCTCTAGTGTTAATTCATCTAAAGGGATTTTAGCTGATCTTTACTTGCTTTTAGCAAGCGAAAAAGGAGGTCCTGTATTTTCTAATTTATTAAATTACTTAAACGTAATTCAACAAAGATGAAATACTCAACAATTTTTAACTCGTCTTAATGACGGGCGTCAAATTATTGAATCTCTACCAGAAGATGCTTTTATTTTTAAAACATCTATGGTTTCGGAATTTGGACAGTTGGCTATGAAGCATGAACCAGCCGGGAAAATTAGAGTTTTTGCTCTAGTTGACTCGATTACTCAGAGTGTTATGAAACCTATTCATTTAGGTCTTTTTAACATTTTGAGGGTTCTTCCTAATGATGGTACTTTTGACCAAGACTCTGCTGTTCAGCGGTGTTCTCAGAAAGCAGTTAAATATGCCAAAGCTTATAGCTTTGACTTATCAGCTGCTACTGATAGACTTCCGGTTGTGTTAACTGCATCTATACTAGAATCTTTATTCAAGATTCCAGGTTTAGGTTTAGCTTGACAAACCGTCATGGTTGATCGTGACTTTACTTTTAATAAAGTTGCGACTAATCCTACAGAAATAGAAGGGAAATCCTTTCGTTATTCTGTGGGTCAACCAATGGGTTGTTTATCTTCTTGGGCTGGTCTTGCTATAACTCATCACTGAGTTATGCAATACTGTTCCTTCTTGATTAGCAATAATTGAGATTGAGAGGATAGATACGAAGTTCTCGGAGATGACATAGTCATCTTCGACACCGACTTGGCAAATCAATACTTGGTTATTATGAAAGATTTAGGTGTGGAAATTAATTTATCCAAATCTATTTCTTCTCCTAATAAACCTGTCTTTGAATTTGCTAAGCGTACCGTTATAGGGAATGACTTGGTGAGTGGTATTACCTACTCTCAAGTTAATTCTAATGTATCTTTAGCGAATCGTATAAACAATGTTTATAATTGAATTCGTCTTGGATACTTAGATAATCTAACGACTATATCCACTGTATTAAATAATTTTAATACAAGGTTTAGTTTAAAGGACTTCTCCTTAATGGCCTGTAGCTTCAGCTTACTAGGTCTATGTAAAAACATAGAGCATAGTATAATAATGAAAAGTCTCGTAGACCCTCGAAAGGGTGTTTTATGAGACATGGAAACAGAGAATTTCTCTGTTCCCACTCGAACATTATTGAGCCTTGCTAGAAAGCATATTCTAAATCTTGACGATTTAGAAATTGCTTTGTCGAAAGACGACGCTAGAGAAGAGTGACTTGAAGAATCTGAACATTTAATTGTTGCAGGAGTCTTACAAGAAGCTCTTTACAAGATAAGAACTTTATCTAAAAATTATTTAGATGAAGTTGGTTCTTGATCTAGGTCGTTAGTTCCAGGTGTCACTGATCTCCTTTTACTATCTCAAGTAGAAGGATTTCTTTTAGATAGTATTATTGATAATACTAATTCTAAAATTATTGATCCCTTTGAGGTAGAAGATATCGTTGAAAAACGACTCGTCTACCATGCAAAGACTCAAAAAGTGTCACTGACTGAAGCTTATGAATTACTTCATAAGGTTGAGTCTCTCTGCTTTAAATATAAAGCACCTGAGAAAACCACTTTGGCTACTACGAATCGTTTAGGTAATAATAACCTAAAAGATATGAGTCGTCCTTTCTTTATGAAAGGTCCTCAATATTGAAACGTAATTAGCCCTAATATGGTCTAACCTGGAAGCATGAGAATGCTGAAATTCTTCAGTGTCTATTTAGACAAAGAAACC